CGCCGTACATCGAAAATTGCCGAGTTAGAACCACTCGGCCACCGAGTTAGAACGACTGCGCCGTTCAACCATAGAACGACTTAATAACAGGAGTTTTGTTGTGCCAATTTACGAGTATGAATGTAGTTCATGTGGTGAGGAACACGAGGTCATCCATGGCATGTTGGATGTACTAGTCCGAAAGTGTCCGGCATGTGGCCGACTGAAACTGCGCCGGAAAATCTCCCGTTCTACGTTCCATCTGAAGGGAAAAGGTTGGTATGTGACGGATTACGGTAAAAACGGGAAAAAGGATTCCAAGCAAGGGAAACAGGAATCCAAGAGTAAAATAAAATCCAGTGGTGAAAAGAAAAATGCTTAGATCGTAATCCAGACTTACATTAATTCCTTATAAATAATTTAGAAATAAACATAGAGGAATAGTTTATGTCTGATTATTTTATGGGAACAGATGGTTTTGTTTGGTTTGTTATAGTGACAATTTAAACAAGATAGCAACAGAAGATTTGCCGTGGGCAACGGTAATGGCTCCTACATCCTCACCTTCCATGAGTGGCCTGGGTACTACACCCCCATTTCTTGTAGAAGGTAGTTGGGTTTTAGGATTTTTTCGTGATTCCAGAGAAAAACAACAACCAATTATTCTTGGTTCTCTTCCCGGCTTTAATTCTGAATTACCAGATTTTGGAAAAGGATTTTCTGACCCGAGTGGAGTTTACCCGTTACAAACAGGAGAACCAGATACCAATAGATTAGCTCAAGGTTCTGTGCAAGAGTTTCATCCTTCTTTATATAAACGACAAAAACTAAAACAAACAAAAGTTCCTATTGCTACCAAACCTTTTTTGAACACGGTTAGTGATGCTTATAAAGACCATGGCGGACATACTGACGATGATGGGCTTATTGTACCACTAATAGAAAAACGTGATACTTGGGATGAACCAGACCCAAAATCTGGTGGTATTACCTCCTATCCATATAACCATGTTCACGAAAGCGAATCTGGCCATGTTATCGAAATAGATGATACGCCAGGTAATGAAAGATTGCACACATATCACAATTCGGGAACCTTTGAAGAAATTCATTCCGATGGAACGAAAGTTACTAAGGTTGTCAAAGACAATTATACAATTATTATGGGTTCAGATAGAGTGTATATAAATGGTGCTGTTAATCTTACTATTATGGGTGATGTAAGACAATTAATCAAAGGTAATTATCATTTAGAGGTTGAAGGTGATTACTCACAAAAGATACATCAAAATCATTATGTAAAAATTGGAGCAAGAGGAGAAGATGATGGTGGTGGTAATCGGGAAGAAGAGATTATAGGAAACCATGCGTATAATATAGAAGGTAGTCAGAACGGCCGTGTAAATAAAGATGTTGATACTGTTATTAATGGAAAAGAATCACGAACAGTTGGTATTACTTCTGATTTGTTTATTTCAGGAGATACAACTATAGGAAGTGAAACGTATCAAGATGGGTATACAATTATTTGTGGTGAGAAACTACATATGATATCATTTAATGATATGTCCATAGCAGTTGCTTCTGGTATTATGTCTCTCAAGTCTGGAACCAAGTTAAATATGAAATCAGCAACTGAGATGACTTTACATACAGAAACTTCTTTGCTTGAAACTGTAGGAACATCTAAAGTATCTACTACAGGCACTACATGGAACCATACATCTACCGGCAATATTGATATTGACGGGGAAAGGATTGATTTAAACTAATGGCATATAGCGGAAAAGTTGTGGAGCATTTTAATAATCCAAGAAATGTAGGATCACTTAACAAAAAGGACGCGTCCGTGGGAACTGGAATCGTCGGCGCCCCCGAGTGTGGCGATGTGATGAAGCTTCAGGTGAAAGTCAACAGTGCGGGCTTTATTGAGGACGCCAAGTTCAAGACTTTCGGTTGTGGAAGTGCAATTGCCTCTAGTTCTCTGGCGACCGAATGGTTAAAGGGAAAAACGGTTGTTGAGGCACAAGAGATTAAAAATACACAAATCGTGGCGGAGTTAAATCTTCCTCCAGTAAAAATCCATTGTTCGGTACTTGCTGAAGATGCCATCAAGGCAGCCTTAAACGATTACCTAGAGAAGCAAGGCATTAAGGATTGACTTAAACTAATGGCTCAATTTCAATTTATTATAGGTGGGAAATTGGTAACATTTGATAATTGGGAAGATGTTCCAGAGGAATTTGAACATGTGATTAAGTTTTTACCTGATATACCAGAACCAGAAGGTGAAGATGGTAATCATACTGAAGAACAACACGAAGCAATGGCAATATGGAATGTAAGATTGCAAGAACTAATGGAGAAAGAACGTGCCAGCAGTTTGTAGGGGAGATAGTGTAGATTCGGATGTGACCCATTGTTCTACACCAATGAGAGATCAACGTAGTACTAATGTATTTGTAAATGGAACAGGAATAAGTAGACAGGGTGACAATAATACATCTCACCTTCTGCCTGGTGCTCCTTGTCCATCTCATGCGGCCCCAATTGCAACGGGTTCCACAACTGTTTTTATTAATAATAAAGGTTGTGGAAGAATTGGAGATGGTATCTCTGCTTGTACTTCCGTTGCAACTGGTAGTTCCAATGTGTTTGCTGGAGGATAGAAATGGTAACATTAGGTATACCGGGTTTATGTGGTGCTAATGCAAATCTTGATGCTGTATTAGGTCAAGTGAATGCAATGAAAAAAAGGTTAATATTAAACTTGGAATCTCCAGCATCAACAATGGCCACCGCTTTATCAGGAGATTTGGTTACATTAAATGCAAATGTTAAAAGACTTGTTCCTGAATTATCGACACTTCCTTCCGTTCCACTTCAAGCAGAAATTGCTTCTTTAATAGGTATAGACAAAACAACTATCAAAGGCTTAGTGGAATTTACTTCAAAACTTGCACAACTGAAATCACAATTTGGGCCCATTTTGGAAAAGAAAGGAAAAGATTTAGATGCACTTGTTATAGCTTCTGTAGCTGCTTCATTGTTGGGTAAGGATTTGTGTAACATTGTTCCTAATTTACAATTACCTTCTGGTGGGCAAGTAGCTGACGTGGTGGAAAAAGCTGTAAATTCATTAATGCCAGATAAATCACCAACAAAGGAATTGAAGTCCGTTATTAAAACTGCATCACTTGTTTTGTTGACTGCAAATAAACCATTGATAGAAAGACAAAATGTTGCTATTTCAGCAATTAAAACTGCAAAAGAATTAATAAATTTTACTGTTGATAGAAATGGTGGGACGGTAACTCCTGAGACTAGAAATAAATTAAAAAAGATTGATGCAGGAATAAAAAATACGACAGTACCTACTCCTCCTGCGATTCAGAGAATTACTAATTCGATTTCCGATTTATTAAATTTAAAGGGAACAGGAACTTCTCCTGCTATAGATGATGATTCTAAAAATGACGAACAAAATGATTTTATGAACGTATTAAATGGAGTCCAACGTGACTTTATGGAAAAAATAAACTCTCTAGGAGAGGCTGTTGCAATTAAATCTGCTAAGAAAGGATATCCTCATAATTTAGTCTCCGATGATTCTGACTCAATGCTTGTATGGCCAGAGGGGGAGGGGCCCAAGGTGATGCTCCCGCATCCTGATCGTGGACTAGTGGACAACACTTTTAAACATGTAGTCAATGAAATGAAAAGTGGTCGTAATTATATAATTGAAAAGTGGAAATGGATTTCTTCAAAGGCTATAGAGTCAAAGAATTTCGACAAAGAAACCGGACCCAGTGGTACAAGTGCTATTAAAGACTTTAAAAGTGAAGCAGATAAGATTTCTGATTGGATTAAAATACAGGCAACAGGCCTAGTTAATACAATGAAAACACCAGTACAAAAACCAGAAGGATCAGAGGATACAACAAATGTTCCTATAAAAAGTGCTCCTCCGAAAAATCCTATGTAAGAGAAAACCGAGGGTAAGTATTATAAATAATCACAAAAGGAGTAGTAATGGCTTTAACGGCATATAGAGATGCAACGAGTAAAAATACTTCTTCTCGTAATGCACACCAATATTCGGATTTAGACCTTTTCTTTACAAGAAAAACTTCTACATCTGATGTAAATAAATTGACTGATGTGTTAGCAGTAAAAAGGGCTGTTCGTAATCTTGTATTAATGAATCATTATGAGAAACCCTTTCATCCCGAAATTGGTTCTGGTATACGAGAAATGTTGTTTGAAAATATGACTCCTATAACTGCTATTCTTATTGCAAAAAAAGTAGAAGATGTTATTAATAATTATGAACCTAGGGCGGATTTAGTGGGGGTGATTGCAACACCAGATTTAGACAATAATTCATATAAATTAAATATTGAATTTTATATTGTCAATGTACCTTCAGAAATACAAACAGTAGATATACTGTTAGAGAGATTACGATAATGGCCCAAAACGAAAAACGATTAGATATTTCAGAATTAGATTTTGATAACATTAAAACAAATTTAAAAACTTTTCTTCAAGGACAATCTGAATTTGCTGATTATGATTTTGAGGGTTCTGGTATGAATATTCTTTTGGACGTACTTGCATACAATACTCATTATTTAGCATTTAATGCTAACATGGCTGCAAATGAAATGTTTCTTGACAGTTCTTCTTTACGGTCTAGTGTAGTTTCTCATGCAAAAACATTAGGATATGAAGTGGGTTCGGTTAAAGCTCCTTATGCTACTGTAAATGTAACTCTAGACTCACATACCACATCAACTGCAACTCTTCCTATTGCTACTCGTTTTACCACAACGGTAAATGATGTAGAATATAGCTTTCTAAATACAGAAGAATATACCGCACCTAAATCTGGTAATGATGTTGTTTTTAATAATGTAAAAATATATGAAGGAACTTATATAACGACTCGTTATACAGTTGCAACTTCTAATGTGAACCAACGCTTTGTTATTCCAGACAGTAGAGTAGATACGGACACTTTACTTGTAAAAGTTCAAACCTCTTCTAGTGATACTTCTACAACAACTTATACGAAGGCAACGGATATCACACAACTTACAGATTCTAGTTCTGTATATTTTTTACAGGAAATAGAAGCAGGAAAATTTGAAGTGTATTTCGGAGATGGTGTAGTTAGTAAATCTTTGAGTGATGGAAATATTGTATTATTGTCTTATGTTGTTACTAATCAGGATGTAGCGAATGGAGCAAGTTCTTTTAGTTCTGCTGGTGCTATTGCAGGAAATAGTGTTGTTGTTGTTACAACGGTTGCAAGTGCTATAGGAGGAGGAGAAAGAGAAACAATAGATTCTATTAAACTTAAAGCTCCATTAGATTACGCTTCTCAAGGACGTTGTGTTACTACAGATGATTACAAAGTTTATACAAGTAAGCTTTTTACTCTAGCAAAAACTGTACAGGTTTTTGGTGGAGAGGATGGTTCTTTTGATTCTACTTTGGGGGTAGTTAGTACTCCTCAATATGGTAAAGTCTTTATTTCAGTTAGAACTATTAGTGGAAATAATATGACCTCTGCACAAAAAAACAATTTGATAAATGATTTGAAAAAATTTAATGTCGCTTCAATAACACCTGTTATTGTAGACCCCGAAGTAACATATCTTATTTTACAAACTACGTTTAAATATAATTCCAATATTACTACTTTGACAAGTAGTACATTAGAGAGTGATGTAAGAACCATATTAACAAATTACAATACAGATAAATTAACCGACTTTAATAAACCATTTAGACATTCTGAATTAACCAGATTAGTAGACACTACAGATAATGCTATTTTAAATAGTTCTATTAATGTTACTCTGGCAAAATATGTAACACCAACTTTAAATGTTTCTACTTCTTATAATATGTATTTTAATAATAAATTTTTTAATCCACACTCTGGTCATAATGCCAGTTCTGGGGGCATTGTAGCATCAACAGGATTTTTGGTATCTGGAGATACTACAAATATAAATTATTTTGATGACGATGGTGCTGGAAATATAAGACGTTATTATTATACTGGTTCAACAAGGACATATGTTGATAGTGTAGCAGGAACTATTGATTATGATACTGGACATATTGTTATTAGTCCCGTTATAATTACAATAGTATCACTTGTAGATGATGCTGTTTCTGATAAATTTAGAATAACCGTAATTCCCAATTCAAAAGACATTATTCCTGTAAGAAATCAACTATTGGAAATAGATACTGTAAATTCTACTGTGACGGGTACGGTGGATACTATTGCAATTTCTAATACAGGAGGGGCTACAAACTATATAACTCCATCGAATTTACCAGACACTAAGGCTTACTAAACAATGTCATCCTTTAATTCTGTTTTGACTGCAAAAATATCTCCACTTATTGAAGGCCAAATGCCCGATTTTGTGCAGGCAGACCATTCTAAGTTTGTAAGTTTTGTACGAGACTATTATAAATTTTTAGAAGCTGGAGAGTTAAATCTTACTACAACAATAGATTATATTGCTCAAGAAACCACTTCTTCAAATTATATTCTAGATGAAAGCTCCAAAAAAATAGTAACAGAAACAGGAGCAGGAACTCTCGGTAAATTTACTGTTGGTGAAACAATTACAGGTGGTACGTCCAATGCTACTGCTACAGTCCTTATAGATGATTTAACAGAAAACAAAAGACTTTTTATTTCTTCACAACAAAAATTTATAGTTGGTGAAACTGTCACTGGTGGAACTTCTTCTGCGACAGGAATAATTACAAAATATCGTGGAAATCCTGTACAAAATATTCAACAATTAATAGATTACGCAAATCCAGATAATACCACAGATACTTTTCTAGACCAAATGTTAGAACAGTTTGTTCATGTTGTTCCTAAGACTATGGCAAGTGGTACATCAAAAAGAGATTTGATAAAAAATATTAAAGACCTTTATGCTGCAAAAGGAACCTCAGAAGGACATAAACTTTTTATGAGACTTCTTTTTGATGAAGAAGCAGATATATCATACCCAAATAAATTTATGTTGAAACCTTCTGCTGCAGAATGGACTTCTCCAACAGTTATGAGGACTGTAGCCGTAACTGGTTCTGATGGTTTAGATGTTACCGGCCAAACAATCACTGGTCAAATTTCTGGAGCTACAGCAGTTGTTGTAGATGCAACTATTTTTCCACAGGGATTTATTACGGTAACTGAATTTAAATTAGATACAAAACAAATCAAAGGAACTTTTGTTGTTGATGAAATAGTTACATGTGCTTCTAATACTTTAGATGTTACTATGAAATTTACTGTTGGTACTTTTATTACAAGTGCTACTGTTACGAATGGGGGAATATTATATGAGAAGGGACAGAATATTAGTGTTGCCACAGATGATGGTGGCAATGGTTATGCTGATATAGAAGTAGAAGATGTTTTAGAAGGTTCTGTTGATGGTGTGATTATTGATGCGCGAGGAGATAATTATCGGACAGGAGATGTATTAACTTTTGCTAGTACAGAAACCGATATAGATTTACCCGCTGGAGTTGTTAGTGTAGTTGGAGGTAGTTTCCTTTTAGAAGATACTGTTGGTGATGATGACTATTTAATATTAGAACCAAGTTCAGTTTTTGGTATTGTTCCTTTATTTGGTTCTTTAAATGGTACGGACAGTATTGGAACAGACGCAGGGGGAACTATCCTTTTAGAAAGAACAGCTACGGATGGTTCAGATGCTGGAGATTATTTAATAATAGATGAAGTTGAAGCTTCTGATTACTACGGAACTGATAATGACCAGATTATTCTAGAGGAAAAAACTCTTGCTGGAGTTGATATTGGTACTATTACCAGAGCTCTTGTTACAAAAAATGGAGGAGGACTATCTAAGCTTCCAACAATTTCTGTAACAAGTAGTGAAGGAACAGGAGAAGATATAACAGCACTTACTTCTGACATTGGAAAAATTCTTTCTGTAAAAATTAATGATGGTGGATTTAATTATTCTGCTGCTCCAAAAACAACTTGTGAAGCAACTTTTATATTAAAAGATGTAACTGGTGCATATGTTCTTGGTAATTCTTTTACAACACACACTGGTTCTGTTATAACATTTGATGCAACCAGTAAAACTTTACGTTGTACTATCACCGATTCTGAAAGAATAGAACAAGAAACAAGTGGTACTATTAATGAATTTATGAGATTAGAAGATGATGGCATATTTGATGGTGTATATCTTGATGAACGATTTACTTTAAATAGTGTTTTAGAAGAAGAAGGATATTTTTCTTTAGAAAATGGTACAGGACAAACTGGAAGAATTCTTTCTGAAACTGGAAGTGACCTTCTACAAATTAATAATGATATTATTGATGAGGTTGAAGAAGAAGGATTTGTTTTAAATGAAGATGGAAGTTATGTTCAAAATGAAGCTTATGT